TGTTTTGCCTTAAACCTATTAATCCCTCCATTGTAAGTATTGTTTATATTTTAATTTTGATCTATTGGTGTTCCATCTGGCCATAGACCTGCCGAAGCCATTGTAGCAGATTCAGGAACTACTGTATATGGATTTACCCCTCCAGGAAACACACTAGGGTCAGTATTCTCATCCCTATCTTCCATCAATCCTTTTTGTAAAGGAAAAGGTGGTGGTGGTCCTGAGTTGTTTTGTTTTATTATAGGTGGCAACCCTGAGTTATTAGGTGTATTTCTAGGGTCTCCACTAATTGAATTATTAAAGCCCGGTGTCATAAAACTAAGGTCATTACCAATTGCTGCTCTTTCTTTTTGAGCTTTAGCATTGTTTAATGTCTCTCTGTCCGTAGATAAAAGACCATAGTTACCTTCTTTAGAAGCTAAATCTATATTATCCATTGATACATTTTCAGGATTTATATCTGGATTCTGTTCTAAGTAATCAATGTATTCAAAAACTTTCGAAGGATCCTTTACTTGGTCAATAAATTTATTTGCCGCTGCTCTTTGATTAGGGTTGAGGTTTTGCATTTTACCACTATAACCTTGCATTTTAGCTTCGAGTGCATCCGTTTTAGACTTCTTCATATCAAAAGCGCTTTTTGTTCCTGGTTTACCAGTACCATCATCTTTAGCTTTAGGGTCAAATCCAAACATTCTTTTCATAAGAAAACTTTCGTACATAGAATTTGCACTTCCCGGACCATTGTCGCGTTGGTACTTTAAACCTTCCATGAGTTTTTCCATTCCAGCAGTAGCTAAATCTCGTCCTCTTTTTTGATTGTCCTTAGCTTCTCCAAATTCAATAGCATGATTTGCTATATCCCTTCTAGTGTCAAACTCATTGATATACTGCATTACGTTTCCGTATTTTTCAAATGCTTTTTCTTTAGCTGCATAGTCGGCTGCTTGAATTGCAACAAGACCTTTTGTTTGTTGAGCCTGTAATCCAGCAACATTTCCAAGTACTACAGCAGCGTTACCACCAGAAGCATTTGTGATAGCCATTAAGCCACCTTGCATCGCATCTGCTAATTCTGCTTTCATAGCTGCTTCAACCTCAACAGGAAGTCCATGGTGTGCTCTCTTAGACATTTCAGCAGCATATACCTTCATTGCTTCTGAAACTTCTTCAGTACGTAAAGGTATCTTAGCATCTTTGGCTTGTTGGTTTCCAATAAGCCCCATTCCTAATCCCATGATAGCATCAATAGGAAGTTCCTGTTTTCTATCATTGTAATCAATACTGCCATCTTTAACCCCCAACAAACCTAATTGCTGATTGAAGTAATCGGTACCAGTATTATCAAAATCTTCTTTTGCTTTTTCTGCTACTTTTTCTTCTTCAGTTTTTTCTTCTTCTGCTACTTTTTCCTCTTCTTTAACTGGTGGTTTATAGATTTTTTCTCTTTCAATAGTAATTTCCTTCCTTTTGTTTTTAGGATATATTTTTTCTAAATTTTTAAATTGGATTTTTGTTTCAGAACCGGGTCCGACATTATGACCAAAAATAGTATCCATAAAATCAATATCAGTATCTACATTAGATTTATCGTCATTAAGATTAAACGAAATTTCTTTGCCTGACATTTTTTTATACTCACTGGCAAATAGAGTTTGCATTTCATCAATATTAAAAGTAGGAGACATTCCTTTTTTCCCTTTTGTTAATTCAGGGTATCTCTCTAACATTTTATTATACTGCTCTATGTCTCCGGGCTGTAAGTTTGGAAAAACTGCCGTTTTACCTAAAGTGTATTTACCATCCTTTCCTTTGATTTTATTTACACGAAGTTTTTCAATAACACTTTGTAGTTCTTCAAACTCAGCAAATTCTTGAGAATTAAATTCATTTTCAGATTCAATAACTTCATTTAAAAAATCTTGATGACCTGCTTCAGTAGCATCTTTATATAATTGCTTTCTAAGAACTTCACCGGCGCCTTGCTCAATGTCACCATCTTTAATCATTTGAGTGATCTGCGCATCTCTTTGTCTAAGGTCTTTTTTAGTCACCTCTTTCTTAACCAAAAAACCCTTTTCTTCTTTTGTTAATTCAACAGATTTTTTATTGTTAACAGATTCTTCTATTTTTCCAGTAACATAGTCATTTGTTGTTATAGGCGTTCTACCTGCTTCCTTAAGACCTTCGTTGTATTTTCTAAGATATGTTCTTCCAGAAGCATTTGTTGAGGTTTCTTCTATTAGATTCCCTGAACTAATAGAACTTCTAGCAACGCTTGGAGGTTGAAAATGGAATTGACTAGCCATTTCACCCATAGTTAATCCGGCGGGGTTTTTATCTATCATTGATTTAGCTTGAGGTAAAAGAACTTCATTTGCATAATAACCAAAATAAGCCTCTTGTAAAGCTGGAGAGTTTTTAAAATCTTCCATAGATTCTACTTTTCCAAAAACACCTTTTTTTGAAGCAGCAAATTCTTTAATACCCATCATAGATCCTGTCTTAGAAAACCATTCTTTTAAGAATTGATATTTTCCAGTAGCACTAGAATCTGGCTTGCCATCTTTATTTTTATCACCAGCTAAAGTTGTATAAGGATTCGGATAACCACCGGTTTCTATTTTAGCAATTCCAACTCTTAAGTTTTCTATAATCGCTTTATCTCTTTCGGATATTGGTTTTTTATCAGGCATGATACTACATTTTTATTATTAACTAAGACCTAGTTGTTTTTTTCTAAGTTGTTTTAAATTTTCCATTGAAGCAAGACCTTCGGACATTTTATATTCTTGCTCGCTTTCCTTTCTTTCTAAAAGGGTTTGTTTCTTAAATCTTTTAGCGTATTCTGCCTGACGTGTTTTAAGACGGTCAGCATGTATCATCTGACCAGCTAGACCAGGTGCAAGAAATGAGGCCGCAGTAGCTAACGCTTTATCACCACCAGACATATTACTTTCTTGAACATTCATAACGCTTGAAGATGGAGAAAACATCGCTTGAGATACAGCACCTCCTTCTTCTCCATGAGTGGCTGTTGCAATTCCAATACCTGCTTTTTCAATACCTCTAAAAACTCCTGCCATTGGAATTGCTTTACCAACGGCATCTTTAGTTGCATTCATTGCATTATTGTATTGCTCTTGTTTGCCCGATCCTTCATACTTGTTTTTTGCATCATAAGCATTGGGAGATGGAAGAGCGTTACCCATTTCTCCAGCAGCAGCACCATACTTTTTAAGACCTTCTCTAAAACCATTTTTAGCATCTGGAGGCATGTCAAATTCTTGTCCGGAAAGCTCGCTGTTGAAATCTTTTCCCATCAAACCTATACCTCCATTAGAAGTATTTGACGTCATGCTCTGTTTTGAATTTTTCTGCCAACCACCATACATACCATCGCTTGTAGAAGACAAAGATTGTGGTGCATTTTCTAATTCTAAACCAGTCGTGTTTGCTTTGTCGGTATCACCAAATCGACCTAAAAAACTACTTAATCCTGCTCCTAACATAATGTTTTATTTAAAGGTGGCTTACTCTTAAACTATTTAATACTGCTAAGATATCAACTTTATTCTGATTTAAGCTCTCAGCTGTTATTTCAACATACACCCATTTACCTCTAACACTACCTGATTGTTCTATATCATCGGTATCATTAATTGCCGGCACTGTATGTGTTCCTTCTCTGATTCTATAAGCATCATGAGTACCTAATATCATTCTGTCATATCCTAGATTAGATTTAAAGAATACAGATTTAATAGGATAATCTAAATTGGTAACCATACCCCATTGTCTATAAAGAAATATTGTTTCGGTATTCGCGTGAATGTAAAAACCTAATGTAAGTTCTTTTTGTACTTCAAAGAAATTAAGGATATCACCAGCATTTAATTGATGTAATCTTGCGCTTTCTAAATCAACTCCCGAAGTACCTGTTGTGATTGGTGCATAAACTTTTTCTTTAAAGGTTATGTACATATCATTATCATACTCAAAGTCACCATTAAACTTCTGACTTACTTCATTATAAGATAACATAAAATTAGTTCCATCTTTAGTTCTTAGACGAATACCTGTTTCTTTATTTTCATGGTCGTAGTAAGCTTCAGTATCTATGACTGGATTTTTCTTTAACTGCTCTAGGTATAATAGATGAAGTAAGTTTTTAACTAACAACGGATCTTTACCTCTTACAAACTCATTTTTAGTTTCATCAAAAAATGTAAACCCAAAATCTCCATTAGCAACAGCTCGACGTATAGCAGTACCATATTTACTTATAATCTTATGACCGTCTATAATAGTTCCAGAACCTTGCTGTACATTTATAGAGCCTCCATCTTGGTCTGAAATAACTCTATCCATACCAACATAAATAAGTGAAGTCTGCTTGCCTTGTATTGCGTATACGTTATCATCATATCTAAATATGTTTGAAACATCACCCTTATTCTTTTCTAATAAAGCATAGAAGTTGTTTACTTTAAAAACTGTCCAAGCATCATAAGGATCTCCAGCTAACTTAACATCGGAAACGGCAATAACGTTACCCCTGTTTGGGTCGTTCTTTAAATCAAATGGTTTCGGAATATATGTTTTTATATTATTCTCATTAAAGTATGCATTGTTGATTATTTCGTTTCTAGTAGTATTGAAACTGTGTTTTGAATTAACTCTATAAAATTCATATCCATAGGTTAACTTAGGCTCTACTTGTGATTCTAAAACAAAAAGATAAGTCCAAGCACCGTTACGTTGCCAAACCTCTATATCTCCTGATTGTCTACCATTACCATGATTATTATAACCTCTTTCTTCAACTGGATCAGTACCCCAATCATTTTTAGTTCTAATACTTAAAGTAACATAAACATCAGCACCTACATCAAAAAACTGTGCATTATTAGAAGATTTTAAAACAGGTATTGTTTTACTAAGTGGTATGTATGTATTTGCAGTATAAGCCTGTTTTGTCCGACCACCAAATATAGATTCTCTGTTGTTTCTAAAAAGAGTTATTAATGGAAGGCTATCATAAACAACATGATTATCATCTCCTAGTCTTATTTGTGAATTTACAGTATGAATGTCTGGACCAACCACAACAGGACTAAATACATCTGTAACAGTTTTTATAATAACAGTTGGATAACCAGGGGAAGTAATTGCACCTCCAAATATTTCAGATTTTACACGACCATCTATATAATCCCATTTTCTTTGAAAATTACCATAGTACCAAGGCTGCGATTGCATCATAACAGCATTGTTAGAAACATCATTGGTTACTCCAAAAGCAAAGCCTGAGATGCTAACACCTCTTTCTAGACTTTCAGCACTATCAATAACATGTTCAATAGGCCCATTAATTACTTGTACGTATTTTGAAAACACTGAAACATTAACAAAATGAGTTTCCCATGTTTCATTGTAATCTTCTTCTCGTGCAAATCTTGGTAAATCTCCTTGATAGTTTTCTCCATCAACTTCTTGTTCAAGTATTTTTCTAGAAAACTTAGGATAAACCTCATCGCCAAAGTTAAAACCACTACCTCCAGAAACATCACCGCCTCTTTCTCTAATAACTCCGGGTGTGTGATCAGTGTTTAAAACAGCATAGATTTGAAGTTTGCACTTCTCTACATACTGGTCAGATATCTTACCGTAGATTATATCTGGTGAATCAAAATACATTAAAGACCTATTAACCATAGTTCTTTTTAAATACTCTATATCATCTGTGTATTGATAATCTTCACCATAAGTATCATAATTTATAAGTCCTTGCTTTTCATATGTAGGGCCTCCATTGTAAGGAATATTCCATTTGTTTTGAATAGCGGTAGGCATTTCGTTTTGTGGCTTACCATTTGTTTGAACTCTAGATAATGGGGCTGAGATACCACGACACAAAATAGTTCTATTATCTTCAGTTCTTTCTACATAGACAATTTGATACATTGGTATTACTTCTTGCAACTCACAAGACAATCTAACCTCTATATGCATTTTAATTCCATGTCCATAAAGAGTATCACCTACTACGCTTTGATTAAGATACCTACTAGAAGATATGATTATGTTACCTGAGTCTGTAATTTCTTTTTTTAATTCTCCCATATTCGGAATCATTAAATCTCCTAAAGGAATTACAAAGTATTTTGTAGAATCAGAATTATATATCTGAAGTCCTATTCTATAAAGTTCACCTTTCATACAAAACTTTACTCCTGTTGGCTCTATATAATCAACCAATGTTCCAGTACCGTCATAAATGCCAGTGGCTTTTTTCATTAAAGGCTCTGTAAACTCTCTGTAAGTTACACGTAACCCATTTCCTTGGTCGAACCCAATACTTTTACCTCCATATACCAAAGAATCTAAATCAACCGTTACAGGTAGGAATTGAATGTCATTATCAAATGTTTCTACATACTGATCGTTATTTGATTCAAACACATAACTACTCATGTCTGTTTGAATTAAATCATTAGTTGGTTTTAGTAGCAATTGTCCATTAATTTTCTCAACCGTTAGGTTTGGGAAATATGATGCGAAAAGTATATTATTAGCTTGTTGGTCAATTAACCAATCAGCTACTAAAACAGTAATGTTCGTATAATTAGCAAGTCCTAAGTCAGAAAATATAATTGTAACCTCATCCGAAGTTACACTGTTTTTGAAAGTTAAACCTAATGGCCCAAAGCAAGATATGTTTCTATATACTTTTTGTTTGATATAAACTAAAGGCTCTGTATTTGTAGGGTCTATGTATCTATACTTCCAAGGCTCTGGATTAAGAATACAGTCATGAGTAGCGCCAGTATCATCCCATCCATGAAGAGGGAATAAGTATTCAAGATTTGCAACAGACGTTGGTATTGGTTGGTCACGTAGCCCAGCCGCGATTAATTTGTTTTTCTTAGAAGTGAAATCATTACAATACTTCCAAGTGTTTTTATAATTTATAATATCATTAAAAGTAATGTTATCGGCAAACTCAGCTTCATTACCAAAGTGATCAAATTCTACAACTGATTTTACCGGCTTACGTCCTAAATTACGAATCGCCGTAGGAGGTCCAAATGCCTCTAATTCTATAGCAACACATTCTACTTCCGCAGAATCTTCAGGATCTATAAGATTTACTTTTATTCGAACTTTTTTATCAGTAGCTTCTGAAAAGTCACCCCCTCTAAATTCAACAGGAGTATTTTCAACAAGTATTCTTTGTACTTCTGAAGTAGGTGAGAATTCACTTAACTGTCCGTTTTCTGAAATAATACGATAACTATAAACAACAGTCATTGATTTTATTTGTCCTCCTTCTTCTATGTTTAATACTTCTGGTTGAAGTAATACATTGTTTAATACCTGGTTAAATTCATCTGACGTTCTTGATGGCAAATTAACATCATGAAGATTTACAACTCTTCTTACATTAAAAGCATCAGTATAATAAACTGGCTTTCTGAATTTGTTTTCCTCAACTCCTTCAGTAGTTATTTTTGCTTCTACAGGCCAATTCTGAGCTCCTATCCACCTTAATTCTCCAACAAGGTTGTAATTGTCATTTAATCTCATGCTGTAAATAGCATCCCAATAAATTTCATTGTTTACTGGAACCTCAGCAATATTAATAGAACATGCAATTGGATTTTGAACATTAGCGTTTACTCCGTAATATTCTGAAAAATCAATTTGATCATCAGTACCTCCATCACAAACAAGATTATCTTCGAATTCTGTTTCAGATGGTGGATTTATTATTTTATTATAAGTACTTGTTGCTTCAATTGAATTAACAGAAAACTCATCTACTATATCTATTTCCGTAGCTCCAACAGAATCTACGGTTATAGTAAATAAGTCACTATTTATTGTTGAGATATCTTCTGTTATTACAACAGGCTCTTTTGACCCACCTTTTAAAACTTTTGCAAAAACAACTATTTCATCTTCGAAAACATGAACTCCTAGATATTTAACTATCTCTGTATTTTGATAAATAAGTTTTGATCCAACACCTCCGGAGAAAGAGAAAACTCCATCTTTAGAATAGAGTCTACCGTTAGTTGCTTTTTGGTAAGTGTTTTTAGCCTCAGCCGCATTAGTTAAATCTGAAGAGTAACCACCTTCTAATGTTTTGACTAGGTTAAAATTTACCATTTTAAAGTGTTTTATATTCTATTCAAAATTACTAATTTATTTTTAGATAAGTATAATCATTAAAGCTGCTGTAATTAATCCTCCAATAAAACCGCTAAGACCCCACCATATCTTTTGTGACTTCTGTTTCTTAACTTGTCCTTCAAGGCTTCCTATTTCTAATTTATTATTGACATTATTAAGAGAATCTTTTTTAGCCAAACTTCTTATATTCCCTTCTAAGATGGGAATTGTAACAACTTCTAATTGGTGAATGATTAATTGATCAGAAGCTTCAATCATTTTTAAAGCATCAATACGCATTTCTAACGTAATGACCTCTTTCTTTTGCAAGTTATACGCTTCAAGTAATTTAGCGAATTCACCAAGCTTCTCATAAGTAATGTCTCTATTTTCGGAATAGAAAGTCGTTTGCGAGTGAATCCAAGTACTGTTGAGTATAAAGCTTATAAAGAATAACATCGTAATCTTTTTGAAGGGCTTCATATTTTCGTTTCCATTTTAAGTCTGCATTAATATAAACTATTTTACTTTCTCTAATTTTCCGAATAGAATCATCGCTTTTAAGCCTGTCTCTTTCGCCTCTCGCGATCAAAGTATCTTCTATAACGATTAAGCTATCATTACTGCTTTTCCATTGCTCTACGATGTCTTTGTGCATTTTCCATCCTAAACCACCGCCACCTAAAGAAAGTAGAAAGAGGCACCCTAAAATCACTATCCCGATAATCAAATACTTTTTAGAATTATCCGCTCTCTCTTGCATCTATTG